CGTGACGACCGCCGCATCGACCGATGTTCAAATCCTCGGCGCGGTTGTCGACGTCACAGAGGCTTAGCCGTGACGCTGCAGCTTCACTCGAATTCCATCGTCGGAAACGTCCCGGTTGATCTCGCGGAGCCGGCCGGCCAGCTTTCGACCGGGTCATACGCCGTCGTCACCGGTTCGGAGCTCGACGCTACGGTGATGCGATCGGTCGCATACACGATCGGAATCGCGACGAATAGTGTGTTCTGGAAGGTGTTCGGAGCGAACGCATCGGATTATTCCGACGAAGTCGAGGTGCTCGCGGAAACGAGCGTTGCCGCCGGCGCATTCGGGAGCTACGCGGTAGCACCTCCGCCGTTCCGCTTCTACCGAGTGAAGATCAAGAACAACGCCGGAGCCGGAACGGCCACTGTCCGAGGCATAGCGAAGCGATGAAAGTCAGAATGCTGAAGGTCTATGCGAGTCCCACGAGGAACGTCGGGATCAATCAAGTCGTCGAGGTGTCTGACGCAGAGGGCGCCGAGCTCGTGAAGGGCAATTATGCCGAGGAAGTGAAAGATCCGAACGTCCCGGCCAAAAAGCGCGCACCGGCGCTCGAGACAGCGGACGCACCGCGCGCCGCCGAAGTCGCCGTCGATCCGAACCTCCCTCCGGTTGACGCATCCGAAGCGAAATCGGAGAAGGGGAACAAGCCGAAGTAATCCGGAGACGCAGCGCGGGCCGTCTCCCTACGGGGTGAATCATGGGCTTGCGTTGCGTCACACCTTCCGAAGATCACCTCATCGACGACGAGACAGCGCGGCTTCACTGCCGCGTTGACACTGACGACGAGCTGCTGCTCGTGAAGCTCTACCGTGACGCGGCGGAGCGCGACTGTCTCAACCACACGCGCCGCGGCACATGGCTCCTCTCGACGTGGGAGCAAACCGCCGATCGCTTCCCGGGAGATCCGGACATCCGTTACCAGCCGATCGGGCGAACGCCATGGGTGCCGTCCGTCATCGAGCTCGTGACGGTGAATGAGATTCGATATATCGACGCGAACGGCGTCGAGCAGACGCTCGATCCGGCTGATTACAAAGTCGACACTCGCTCTTCGCCCGGAAGGATTGTGCCGGCGTACGGGAAATATTGGCCGGTAACGCGATGCGAGATCAACGCTGTGACCGTCGAATACACTGCCGGATACGCTTCGCCGGACAAAGTGCCGGCGCCGATTCGCGCGGCGGTCATGTTGCGACTCGGCACGCTTTTCGCGAACCGTGAAGACGTCGTGACCGGGACGATCACGCAGGAGCTCCCGGAAGTGCTCCGCTCCCTGCTTTCTCCCTACGTCAATCGGTGGGGCTTATGACGCTCGCCGGCCGGCTCGATCGCCGTGTGAAGATCTTCAAACGCACTCTCTCGAAAAGCTCGAGCGGTCAGTCGATCGAAACCTTCGCGGAACTCTTCGAGGTGTGGGCCCGGCTGCTGCCGGTCTCCGCTGGCGAGCTCGTGAAGAGCGAATCGATCCACGCAAAGCAAACGGTGATTTGGGAGCTCCGATACCGGAAGGGAATCGAGGAGACGTACCAGCTTCGATACGAGGGGAAGATCTACAAGATCACCGGTGTGCAGGAGACAAAGCGCCGCGAGCTGCTGCAGCTCACCACGGAGCTCTATGAGTGAGTTTCGCTTTGAATCACAGGGCTTCGACGAATTCTCGAGGATGCTGAAAGATCTCTCGAAGGCTTCGCAGCGCGGCGTTTTCCGCAAGGCTTTCCGGACCGCGATCGCGAACCTCGAGCCGAAGCTGAAAGGCACCTCAGCGTGGAGCGATCGCACCGGGGATCTCCGCCGCTCGATCACCTCAAAGATCGGCGTGCGCCGCGGCGCCGTGAAGGCGGACATCAAGGGAAACTATTACGGCCGCTTCCTCGAATTCGGTTGGGTACCGGGTAAGCGCCCGGGCACGCGCGCCGGCAGGGCCGAGCGAATCCGGTCCGCGCTGAAGTTTGTCCCGCCCCGCGCTTGGATCCGGCCGGTGTTCACGGCAGAAAAGGATCGGATCGTGCAGCAGATCCTCGGCGACATGCAGGCCGAGATCGCTCGGGTCATGAAACGGCACCTTCGGAAACGGGCAAAGGGATGAGCATTCACGCGGCGATTTACGAGCGTCTGTCGACATGGGCCCCGCTCACGGCGCTCGTCGGGGAGAACGTGTTTGAAGAGACGCTGCCGCAGGATGGCACGTTCCCGGCGGTTGTTTTCAACCGGATCACAAGCCGACACATTGCCGACTTCCAAGGCCTCGGCGGCATGGCTTACTCGCTCGTGCAGATTGATACTTTAGGGCACGAAAAAAATGCGTTACAGTCCATTGCCGATGAGGTGAGAAAGGCACTCACCGGGGCGAACGTCATCGGGAGTTTTGCCGGAGTGAATCTCTACAGCGGCCGAGCTCTCGACGATGTTGATGCACCGGTGGATTTCGACGCGGATCTGCGGCGAGTGACTCAGCAGATCGAGCTTTGCCACACTGAGAGCGAACCGGTTTAACCTGCGGAGACACATAGATGAGCATCGCAATTCCCGGCATCGGAACGAAACTGAAGCGCGGCGACGGAACCGGAGCAACTCCCACCGCGGCCTCGAAGACGATCGGCACAGGCAACTCGCTGCTGAAGGTCGAAGCCAAAGTCGCGGGCGCGGCCGGCAACTCGAAGCAATTCGGGATCATCGTCAGCGGCAACAACACCGCATTCTCGATCGTGGTCACCTCGAGCAGTGTCACGATCAACTCAGCGACGGACGGCGGCGGGCTCGCCACAACGACCGTGGATCACGCGATCGCGGCGCTGTATCAGAACAGCACGTTCCGCGACAACTTCATCGCGAGCACGACCGGAAACGGATCCGGCGTTCTCGTCGCAGGGGCGCTCGCGAACCTCACCGGCGGCGCAGATTCGCCGGAAGTTTTCACGCTCGTGCCGGGCGTGATCGACCTCGGCGGGCCGAACCGCTCGCGCGATCTCATCGATGTGACGTCAATGGATTCGGCGGACTACTACCGCGAATTCATCGTCGGCCTGAAAGACGGCGGCGCAATCTCCGGCGAGCTGAATTACAAGCCGTCCGAGACGCAGCACAACGGCATGAATACCGATTTCGAGGATGACGTGCTTCGGAATTGGCAGCTCGAATTCCGGGACGGCACGGTGTTCTCGTTCTCGGCGTACGTCGAGAGCTTCGAAGTGACGTCGCCGATCGACGCACAATTGAAAGCGAGTTTCTCGCTGAAGATCACGGGGCCCGTGACGGTTGACTTGCCGTAATCGGGCGACTGGAATACTCGAAAAACGATGGTGCTGCTCGAGGGGCCCGTGACAGCGATGTTCCGGGCCCCTCATTTTTCAGAGAAGTGTGAGCCATGAATGCGAAGACTGCCCGACCGCAGCTCGTTCTAGAACTCGATCGTCCCCGAAGTTTGACTTTCGACTTTCGCGCCGGCGTCGAGCTCGAGAAATACTTTGAACAGGAAACCGGCGAGCGCCGCTTGTGGAAGGCGATCGACTGGCAAGAAATCAACCTTCGTGAAGCATCGCGGATCCTGTGGGCGTGCCTGCTGTCGGACGCCGAGGATCACAATGAGGTGCTCACATACGAAGCCGTTCTGAAGTTGATCTCGATGCATGAGATCATCGGCAGTCTCGAGAAGCTCCTCGCGTTCCTCGAAGACGTATTCGATCGAGCGCAGCCCGTCTTCGAGGATAAAGGCCTCGCCGAAGCAATCGACCGCTTTCAAAAAAAAACGAGCGCGATGAAAGCGGCGGGTTCAAGTGGCTCGAGCTCTACGGCTTTGGAGTCGTCACCCTCGGACTCAGCCCCCGCGAATTCTGGCGACTGACGTTCGGCCAGTTTCACGCGCTCGCGACCGCCTACGAAATTCGGCAAGAGCAGGTCGATTATTCTTTTGGTATCATCGCAGCAGCGGTGCACAATTCGAACCGCGACGTCCGGAAGTACGGCGCGATCGAGTGGTGGGATCTGATGCCGCGTTGGTACGCGAAGTATAAGCAGAAATCGATCGAGGCTAAGGAAGAATCGCTGAAAGCGTTTCTCATCGCGAAGGCGAATGCCTCGAAGATGACCATTCGGGAACGCGCCGATGCCAGGAAGCCTTAACGCCGTCGCCGCACTCTTCGTTTCGCTCGAGGGGCGATTCGCCAAATTCGACACGGCGATGCAGAAGGCGTCCGGCCGTTTCGACAAAGTCGCGAAGAAATTCAAGAAGATCGGCGATGACATGTCGGCGCGGGTGTCGATCCCGTTCGCGCTCATCTCCCGTGCGGCGTACAAGGCCGCAACGGAAATGGACGGGGCGCTCGACAAGATCCGGATCTCGACCGGGAAAACCGGCAAGGCACTCACGGATCTGCAAGGCGACTTCCGCGAAGTCTTCTCGGGCAAGGCTGCGGCCGGCGCTGATCAAGTCGCCGCGGCGATCGGCGAGCTCAACACCCGTCTCGGCCTGACGGGGAAGCCTCTGCAGGAGCTCGCAACGCAGCTCCTCGTGGTCAGCCGACTCACCGGAACCGACGTCAACACCAACATCCGCGCGTCCGCGCAGCTTTTCAATCAGTGGAAAGTCGCAACCGAAGATCAGGCCGGCGCGCTCGATACCGTGTTCGCGGCTTCGCAGAAAACCGGAGTCGGATTCGGAACGCTCCTCGAGCAGCTCACGCAATTCGGCCCGCAGCTCCGCACGGCCGGCTTCTCGCTCACGCAGTCGACGGCGCTCCTCGCGCAATTCGAGAAATCGGGAGTCGATGCCGGGACGGTGATGGCCGGCCTCAGCAAGACGTTGCGAAAGCTCGCAGAAGGTGGGGTGAAAGATATCCCCGGCGCACTGCAGGCGATGATCACCGATATCAAGAATGCGAAGAGCGAAACGAAAGCGCTCGAGCTCGCATCGCTTGCGTTCGGGAAATCCGGTGTGCAGGTCTCGCAGGCGATCCGGGCTGGAACGCTCGACGTGGCAGCCTTGGCAGCCGAGCTTACGAATTCGAAGGGCGCGATCGAGGAGACGCGCAACGACACCGACGGTCTCGGCGAGAAGCTCACATCTCTCGGAAACAAATTCAAGCTCGCGGCGGAGCCGATAGAGGGCGCGCTGCTCACCGCGCTCGAGTCGCTCGAGCCGCTCATCACGAAACTCGCAGACGGCGTGCGAGCCGTCGCGGACGCATTCGCGAATCTCTCACCGGAGACGCAGGGGTATATCGTTCTCGCCGGCGCGCTCGTCGCCGCAACCGGTCCGCTTCTGGCGATCGCGTCCGGTATTGCAACCGGTTTCTCTCTCGTGAGCTCCGTGTTCGGTGTGCTCGGCGGAGTAGTGAGCGCGCTGATCTCCCCGCTCGGCCTTCTCATGGCGTCACTCGGCGCGATCTATGTGCTCGTGCAGACGCCGGAGTTTCATCGCGGCTTGCAGATCGTCGGGGAATTCTTTCAGGCATGGCTCGATCGGATCGAGCGCGGCGCCGCGAAAGTCGGACAGTGGGTCGACATGATGATCGAGCCGTTCAAGCGGCTCGCGTCCGAGACGGCGACGTATTGCAAACAGATGATCGCCGCGATCGAAGAGAACCTGATCGAGCCGCTCGACGGACTCGTCGACCGCTTCAACCGCGGACTCGATAAGGTCTATCGCGGCGCCGAGCGACTTCGTTCAATGCTCTTCGATCATTCGCCGTTTCCTGAGATCGAAGAGGGAATGAAAGGCACCTTCGAGCGTGGCACCGACGCCATGATCAAGGCGACCGAAAAGGGAACC